GTAAACGATAGATTAACAATATTACTACGCATCCATTTCCATACTGGATTCATCTGAACTGGGGTATAAGTCATACAATAAGATAGGTTATTTTTACAAAGTGGAAAACACATTGTAAAAGTAAAAAACTTTCCCAACCGGGTTCGAACCGGTGACCTCGCGATTAACAGTCGCACGCTCTAACCAACTGAGCTATGGGAAAAAAACGACAATTGTACTATCAATATACGGTACGCGTCTCCTCTCTACCTGAATCGAACAGGTGACAAATGGAACTACAGTCCATTGCTCTGCCAACTGAGCTAAGAGAGGTGGGATGAGCTCCCACCAAGAATCGAACTTGGACTGAAGGTATCAGAAACCTGCGTCATAACCACTAGACCATGAGAGCCGGAGTGGCTCCGTCGCCCCCCACTATATCTATATTATGAGTCTTTCCTTTAACCCCGTTTATGATCTTCATACTCACGAGAGAAACAGAGAACAAACCAGCACTCGTATTGGCAACAATCATAGGTATCACATTGAAATAGATTGAATACACCAACCCCAATGAACTTGCCAAAACATTGAGACCTAAGAATGTATAATTGATGGCTGCAGTATCTTTGGTTCTATAGACATGAACAATTTGGGGGACAAACATGACCGCGATGAGTATAGAACTCGTCAATCCAATGGCGTCAATGACGCTCTCCATTTGTTTACATAAAAATATCCTGTTTAAGTAGTATGATTGTTTTCATAATTTTATTAATCGTCGCGGTACTACTACTTGTACGTACCGAACGTAGAAAATTTGCGAATTATGATTTCAAATGTTTTTTACTGGCTATGAAAAATGAGCCAGCAAGACGTGAACGATTTATTCAATCGATCGATACAAAGATTCCACTCGAAATCATTTACGGAAAGGATACAAGAACTCCACAAACAGCACAAGAATTTCAGGAGTTGATTGATCATGATTATTATGAAAAGGCAGTTGAGATGTACGAAGATCCAACTGTGAAGAGACCGGATATAACATATTTCAACCTGGGGGCGATTGGGTGTTTTATGGGACATATGGATTTTTATAAGAGGTGTTTTGATCAGGATTTGAAATACGCCGTCATCTTTGAAGACAACGTAGTCATAGATTCAAATAAAATATATGATCAAATACAATCCGTGATTGATGAGAAGGGTGATGATCTCGAGATGTGCTTTTTCCATTGTTTATCACGACTCCCCGAAAAGAAGGAAGGAACCTTAGAAAAGGTCAAATGGATTTCGAGTACAAAGTGTTATCTCATAAACGTTCATAACATGAGATGGTACAAGCGATTCTTCTTACCGATGGATAATCATATTGATATGAAACACGAGGATCTTATCGCCAAGGGTGCTCGAATATACTATAAAGATTTAAGGAAGTTTATGCACATCGATCGCTCACATTCGAGTATCATAGGACACAGTGATCACGGGAGAAGGGGCTTTTTTTCGAGAGTACAACCTGATGCGAGCATTAAGAAGCTTAAACACGGATATTAATGAAGACGGGTCTCTCGGGTCGAATGATAAACAACCCTGTACGTAGAATAAATTGCGCCAATCTGGATCGTACGAGAACAACTGTGTGATCTATATATTTTTTAGACTGAGGTCTATGACGATCCAGAACATCTTTCATAGAGAGAATTCTTTTCAACGATAATTGTTTACAATCGGTCGTATCCATCACGAGACGAACCTGTTCGTTGAACAACCAAGCCCTTCTAAAATGTAAATCCAAATCTTTTGGGTTTGTTAAATCAGATATACTTATTCTGATAGATCTAACCATTTTTATAAGTACACAAAAAAATACTTATAAAAATGATCCTAACGGGTCTCGAACCCGTGACCTTGGCGTGCCTTATATGAGAATTACCCCACGTATGTATACATATAGTATAAGCACCACGCTCTAACCAACTGAGCTATAGGATCTTATATTTCTTTCCGTCAGTAGCTTTAAGTTGTTTCTTGTACTACTATGCGACCCCATACCTCCAGGATCGTAAAAGTAACAACTCATAGGCGAAGAAAGATGTTTCTATACTATATAGAGTGATGTCTTTCGAAATTATAACATACGCGAACAAATCTCAGGGTATGTTTGAGGAACTTGTAAATAACAAGTTTGGGGTACCAATCAAAGTCTTGGGATGGGGTACAAAATGGAAGGGATTTTCAGATAAAACAGAAGGTGTTTTGAAATATCTCGAAACCAAAAATGATACTGATATAATTGTCTTTCTCGATGGTTTCGATACGAAGATTAACAAAAACCCAGAAAACATTATAGAACTTTTTAAAGAGTTTAATTGTAAAATTCTTTTATCGAGTGACCCAAATATAAGTGGTACCTTTATTACAAGTTTGGTTTTTGGTACATGTAAAGGAAGTGGAACTGCCAATGCTGGGATGTATATGGGGTACGCAAAGGAACTTAGGGAGTTTCTCACGGCGGAAGAAAATGCAAAATGTAAAGATGATCAACTAAACTTTAACACGTTGTGTAGAAGTCGTGAAGATATACGAGTAGATGAAAAGAATATCATTTTTCATAATTTCAAACCAACAGATATACGTAAAACATCTGACGCACTATTTGTATCATACCCAGGTTCTCCGGGTCTATCCAGATATTCTCGAGCGCTCGTGGAATACACACAATTCGTATATATATACATATTGTGTCTACTTGTGGTAGCCATGGCATTTTTACCTCGTTATAAGAATGTTTTAGTAAGTTCTACGATTGGACTGACAGCCTTTTACGCTTTCGCAGCGGATAAATCGTGTACTGTCTAGGCGGTCTTCATGACTGGTGGTACCATAGCAGAAATCTGTGCAAAGCGGTTCATCACACTGGCGTTCGTCTCGAGACCTAGAAGACTAACTACTTCACCGATGAGTAAACCTTGTTGAACCATAACTAGCATCTTAGCCATATCAGTCTTAGGACTAAAGTCACCGTAACCGACAGTACTCATGGTAGTAAAGGAAAAATAGAATGGATCTAACATTGTTTTAAATCCGAACATTTTGGGATTCATCTTATCGAGTAAGAAATAGAAGAGACCGAACACCATTGTAATTAGGAAAACTCCCGTTAATCGTTGCATTTATAATTAACATATATTTTTTTATATAGATTCCACTCTGTGTATACCATCCCTTTCTATATCTGAACTTCCTCTCCTTTTAGATGCTGCCATGGTTGATATAGTGTTAAAAGCCCCTAACCATCTTGTCACTGCGCGTCTAGAACCTGTAAGAGATGCAGCATCATCATTTACAATAATACTCAGACCATTACATACATCCGGCTTATTCTCTTTATCGGGAAACTGTACTAAGAACGCCCGGATGGTAATAGCTGGTATATCAGGTGAATCGATGAGAAGTTTGTCATACTCTTCCCTCGATTTCATAATAAAGTCAAGTACATTACCCCTGTGTCTAACCTCAAGTGAAAGTTCCATGTCTATACTTCTATAGAATTTAGACCATTGTACACACTGGGCTGAGTGCGCCTCTGAGAGACTTAAACTTTGACTAAATTTACTAATAGAGGTGAGTATCCCACCGAGTACATTTAGAAATGCGAAAAGGTATTGGACTATCATAATTTTATTTTTGGTATCATCGGAAACGTCATCGTTCCCACTTGGATTTAGCACTGCAAAACCACCGACACCAGTTAAACTCGCTATAACTATACTAGGGTAGGCTAACCAATCATTCTGTTGTTTATAAAATAGGCGTGCATGGTTATGTAACCAGCGGTATCCAGCCGCCTTTTCTGCCCATTTTATAAGTAATTTTTCTTCTTTTTCACACCATTCACAGTCTTCGTCTTGTTTATTACACATGGTCTATGTTACACGGATAATTTATTAGCGCACTCCCTGGCTAATTTATCTACCTGTTCATTTTTGGGATTTCCATTATGTGCCTTCACCCACCTCCATTCAATAGACTTCAGTTTTTTACGCGCTTCATCCATAGCAATCCATAGTTCCTTATTTTTTACATCTGCCCCAGTAGATGTTTTCCATCCATTTCTCTTCCAGTTTATGATCCATGCGTTTATACCATTCTTGACGTAATTACTATCAGTACATATACAAACTTCTTGAATATCTCTCTTTACACACTCTTCAATGGCTTTTATGATTGCCGTCATTTCCATTCTATTGTTAGTCGTGTTTCTCTCGTTATCACATAGTATGAAAGAGTCACTCACAACACCCCAACCACCGCGACCGGGATTTCCTAAACAACTTCCATCGGTGTAAATTTCATACATGTAATGATTGTGGTTAATATGTTTAAATACTTTTTTCTCAGTATAGTATAGTTAATAAAGTCATCATGGCAGCTAACATGTTACCTATAATCATGATGTCCAGTATGGCGTCGAGTTGTTCATCATCTGTGAGCAGTCCAGTTATTATGTGGTTTTTCCTGGGTAATAAGCTCCTGGGATTCATTAAGGGACTAAACCCACTTAAGGCTATCGGTGGAGGTTTCAAAAAAGTAGGTAGAGCTATAGGTAGGAGTGCTAAAAAGACTGGTAGAGCTATAGGTAGGAGTGCTAAAAAGACTGGTAGAGCTATAGGTAGGAGTGCTAAAAAGACGGGACGGGCATTTAAAAAGGCATTTAGAGTCAAGAAAATTCGATGGTGTTTCTCCCCCGAAACCCCTATCAAGCTTGAAAATGGGGAGATGGTACTCATCAAGAACTTGAAGCTGGGTGACATTCTCGTCAATGGTAGCGTTGTTGACGCTGTGATGAAAATCAGAAACGAAAATGACCCTTATTACAAGATTTACGATGCTGAACTCAAGCAGTACATATACGTAACCGGAAAGCACTACGTTAAATTCGGAAACAAATACGTATGTGTCATGAACCTCCCAGGTGCGAAACCCACCTCAATTGTTGATCCCATCCTCAGTTGCCTCGTCACGAGTGACCATAAAATTCCGGTCGGTTCCATGTTGTTTTGGGATTGGGAAGATAACCTCGTCCCTACACAAGAAAATGTTGATTCTCTTATCAAAAAAATTAAAGTACAGCGTTCTATGAAAAAACCGATCCATCATATGACTGGAAATTTAATCCCGGTGTAATAATAGTATACATCAGATGGGTGACAACGGTTCTATGATAATGTTACTATTAGGAATCTGCTGCTGCTCGAGTTCATCAGTGAGTGTACTCGGTGGAGGTGGAGCAGCATTTGCTTTTTTGCGAAGCAGACAAGCCACTGTGGAAGAAGGGGGTGGAGAAGCCGCTCCACCTACACCGAGTGCACCCCCAAGGGCACCCCCACCAAGGGGAGTTAGAAAGGTTGGGAGATCTATTGGTAAAGCGTTTAAGAGACCCCCGAGGGCAGTTCGAAAGGTTGTGAGGTCTATTCGTAAAGTATTTAAGAGACCACCAAGGGCGGTTAGAAAGGTTGGGAGGTCTATTCGTAAAGTATTTAGGAGACCCCGAAGAGCGGTTCGTAAAGTATTTAGGAAAATCCGGAGACCCCGAAGAGCAGTTCGTAAAGTATTTAGGAAAATCCGGAGACCCCGAAGAGCAGTTCGTAAAGTACGTAAAGTATTTAAGAAATTCCGGAGACGCCGATGGTGTTTCTCACCCGAAACCCTTATCAAGCTTGAAAGTGGGGAGACAGTACTCATGAAGAACTTGAAGCTGGGTGACATCCTTATCAATGGCAGTGTTGTTGACGCGGTGATGAAAATCAAGAATGAAAACGACCCATATTACAAGATTAAGGATATCCTTGTCACAGGGAAGCACCACGTCGAGTATGAGAATAAATATATTCGAGTGATGAATTTACCTGGCGCTACACGCACTGAAATCGTTGATGATGAACTTTGCTGTCTCGTAACGAGTGACCATAAGATCCCAGTCGGTGACTTCATATTTTGGGATTGGGAAGATAATCTGACCCCCTCTCATTAAAAAAATATATATCAAATATATAATATGGCTTCGTATAATCCCATACCACTCAGTAAATTGCGAGGAGATGGAGGAGGAGGAAGTGGTTGGATGATGACGTTACTCATATGTTGTATATCATCCATCATATCCGCGATCATTGGTTTTGTTTTCAGAAAGCCAATAACTAAAATGTTAAGTAAAAAAGGTGGTGCCTCTGCCGCACCGGTGAAAGCTAGACGGCTTAAAATTAGGGGACGTCGTAGGGGGGGGAGGAAAATTCGTAGGGGGAGGAGGAAAATTCGTAGGGGGAGGATTGGTCGTAGGATCAAGAAATTTGGTCGTCGTAAGGGGGTAAGGAAAATTGGTAGGGGAATTGGTCGTAGGATCAAGAAATTTGGTCGTCGTAGGGCTGTAAGGAAAATTCGTAGGGGGAGGATTGGTCGTAGAATAAGGAAAATGAGATGGTGTTTCGCCCCAGAAACCCCTATAAAGCTCCAAAATGGTGAAACACGTGCCCTAAAGGATCTCGAACTTGGAGATATTCTCATCAATGGAAGTATCGTGAAAGCCACATTGAAAATCAAAAACGAAAGTGATCCTTATTACAAACTCCCCGGTGACATTCGAGTAACTGGATCACACTACGTAAAGGATGGTGACGTGTATAAACGAGTCAAGAACTTCTCACAGGCTGAAGCGACCACAGAAGTTGGTCACGTTTTGTACTGTTTGATCACCAGTGATCATAAGATCCCTGTTGGCGACTTCATCTTTTGGGATTGGGAAGATAATCTCATAGTACAGTAGATGGATATAGTGTCTAGGGCGTTGGCGCTACCTATACCACTACCAGCGGACTATGTTCGCTCACTCCCCAGAATACCCAAAGATTTCAAGGTCCCCAAACGTGTGTGTAGAGATGTAAAATTAAGTCCAGACGCAACAAACGCTGAAAAGGCGAAATTAACCACAGATGAGACGTTTACTAAAATGTGTTCAGATGATGTCGCGAACGCAGCAAATGAAGAAGCAATGGGAGAACTCATCCCAATAATCATACTTCTAGTACTCTGTTGTCTTTGTTGTATGTCTATGATATCCGCCGGCTTCGGTGGATACAGATGGTGGAAATCATCTAAATATAGACCACAGACTAAAACATACAGTCGCCACCCTCGTGCTAAAAATCTTTAATCAAAATTCCTTTTTAAAACCTGTATATCGCATACGCGTTTTAAAAAAGTTCGGCACGTGAAAAGTTGTGCATATTAGGTTATAACAGGGGTCTATCTCTAATCATTTTTAAACAGCATTGGTACTGTGCATTTTAAAAATGAATTTTTATATACTGGTTTTCAAAAAACTAAGACTTGATGCTTAGTTGGAGAAAGCGAGGCCGCCCATCCCTGATTGGATGCGGAGGACGTTATAGTTCGTGGCGAACATGTGCATGGTGGTCGCGCCGTTGGCGGCACCCATGGTGACGGCAACCTGCGCGTTGTCGATGCGGGAGAAGTTGCACGTACCGGTAGGCTGGTGTTCCTCGGGCTTGAGCGCGAAGGAGTAGGCGTACACACCGGGGTATGGGGAGCCGGTGTGGTGGTTGAAGGGCTGCACCTGGTTGAAGTACTTACCCTTCTGGGCCTTGAATCGATCCTGACCGTTGAGGATCAGCTTGAACTCGGACATGGGACCGACGGCATCTTCCGTGAAAGTGGCGCCACCACCATCCGTGCCGAGCACGAGGAGAGGGGCACCGTAGCAAGAGGGGGAGACCACACAGTTCGACTGGAGACCCGCAACGTTGGAGGTGAGAACGACATCGTTGTCGTTAGACTCGGAGGTGAAGTTCCACAGGGTGTTCTTGTTGGCGGCGACGTTCGAGAAGCACCACACAAGCTCCTTGACGGGGTGGTTGTACGAGAGGCGGACCTGCTTGGTCTGGGAGGCATCGACGGTGTCGGCACCAGTGTGCTGAACCTGCTCGATCAGGTATTCGTGACCCTTCTGGGCGAATCGGCGTCGCTCTTCGGTGTCCAGGTAGATGTAGTTGGCCCACACCTTGAAGGTGTTGGGGTTGCAGTAGGTGGTGAAATCCGACGCAAGGTCGATGTCCACACGGACTTCATGGTACTGAAGCGCGATCAAAGGCAAGTACAACCCGGGGTTACGGTTGAAGAAGAAGAACAGGGGGAGGTACACGGACTTGCCGGAGATACCAGTGGTCATCTTACCGTACGCAGCCTTCTTGGACTCATCCAAGTAAAGCTCCGAGTACAACCGCCACCACTTCTGGTAGTGCTTGTCGACGCGCTGACCACCGATGGAAAGCTCAACGTTGTTGATGGCGCGCTCAGCAACCCAGCAAGCCGTGGTCGCGGCGGCGGTGTTGGAGAGGAGTTCGATGTACATGTCACCGACGAGATCACCGTTACGGGCGACAGTCACCGACACGCGACCGGAACCAGCGGCAGTACCGTTGACGGTCTGCTCGATGTTTTCCATCGCGAAGTTGGTGTGGCGCTTGTATTTCGCCTGGAAGAAGGTTACCTCAGGGTTACCGGTAAGGTAGACGTCCTGGGCACCGTAAGCTACGAGTTGCATGAGACCACCGGCCATTTTGAGAGTTGTTGTACTATAAGCAGAGAAATTAATTCTGTCCAAACGCGCATTTATTGATTTCAAAAATTCTCGGTTTATAACAAATGTCGAAACAGCCTGATGAAATTGAAGAAGGGGAAATTGAACAAGATGATTATTCAGAGGATGGAAGTATGATTGAGGTTGATCAGGGTGAGGAGGTTGATTTCACCGAACTCCTCGGAACACTTTTCGCCACGGACAATGGTGATACGGTTTGCAGCGCCCTCGTCGATATTTCTACACAGATGCAGGTTCAAAACAAAATTTTAGTGAAAATCCTTGCTCAACTTCAGAACATGAAAAACTAATTAAAAGAAAACATTGTATAATCAGTAATATGGAAAAGACTCACTTCATCGATAAGGAACCCAACCGGTATGAAGCCCTCACGGAACTTCATAAACAGCAAATTCAGTCGATGAATGAGGAACAGATAATGAGCGTGTTATCGAAATTGGAAAACACTTGGGATCTTCACACAAAGGATTTCTTCAGTTCACGTAATCTGGGGTACAGGCAATTCATAGATCGTTCTTATTTTGATGAGTACGGATCTATTTCACCGTCAAGAATCGACTTACCGTCGATCAGAGACCTTAAAAAAAGACACACGGATTTTATCATCGAGTTGAGAAATCATGTGAATAATTTAAAAATAAAAAAACGTGATGATGTTGGTATGAGCATCGATAAACGGATCGCCAACATCATCCTACATGTCGAAGATGGTTTCGAAAATATTAGGAGACATTACATTTCCTATGAACGTGTCGATACACCAACCATCGATCCCCAATTCCCACGATTCTCTGATCCGTCTACGATGAATGATGACGACATTGAACAAGCGACACCCTTTCAAAAATGTCTTTTATTCACCCTCGAGGAGATGTATAAGTGTGGTTACCGTAGATACAAGGGTCATTGCTGTGAAGAGATTAAGACGGTTGAGGGTCATAGAACCCGTGCCTGGTCTCCCAAATTTACAATCGAAAAATTTGTATACTCCCTCGCGCGTAAGGATTGTATGTTTGATATCTGGAAAAACTTTACGAGTAGGGGCTCTATCGCGAGGGAGGTGATTGATAACATCTCGAAGTGTATCGATCCCCAGTTTCCTGAGATTAGTAAGAGGAGGCATGTATGGTCTTTCAAGAATGGCGTTTTTGTGGGTAAAGAGTGGATCCCCGAGAGGGGTATACACGAATGCCGTTTCTATCCTTATGATAGTAGCGACTTCAAGTGTTTGGATCCCTCCATCATCGCGTGTAAGTATTTCGATCAGCAGTTTGACGACTTTTCACACCTCGAAAAATGGCAGGATATCCCAACCCCTCATTTCGATACGGTTCTAAGATACCAGAAATTTGAGGATGAAGTGTGTAACTGGGCGTATGTGATGGGTGGTCGACTTTGTTACGAAGTCGGTGATCTCGATGGGTGGCAGATTATCCCATTCTTCAAGGGTATCGCTCGATCGGGTAAATCTACCCTAATTACCAAGGTGTTCAAGAAATTTTACGAAAATGAGGATGTAGGTACACTTTCGAATAACATCGAGAAGAAGTTTGGACTTTCGGCGATTAAGGACTGTTTCATGTTTATTGCTCCTGAGGTCAAAGGTGACCTCGCCCTGGAACAGGCTGAGTTTCAGTCTATCGTATCCGGTGAAGATGTATCGATCGCGGTGAAGAATAAGACAGCTGTATCGATCGAGTGGAAAGTCCCGGGTGTTTTGGGTGGGAATGAGGTTCCAAACTGGAAAGATAACTCTGGTTCCGTTCTTCGTCGTATTCTCCCATGGAATTTTACTAAACAGGTCAGGGAGGCTGATCCCCAGCTCGATGAAAAGCTCCACCGTGAGATGCCCGTAATCCTTCTTAAGTGTGTCCGCGCGTATCTGGACTACTCAAACAAATTCAGGAATAGAGATATTTGGAACGTCGTACCCCCCTATTTCAAACTTATCCAGAAACAGGTAGCCATGGTTGCGAGTACACTCACAAACTTCATGGAATCGACTTTGATTATCTTCGGTGATGACATGTTTGTTCCTCAGACACTCTTCGTTCAGATGTTCAACCAACACTGTACTGCGAACAACCTCGGAAAGCCGAAGTTTAATCAGGATTTTTACGCTGGACCATTTAGTGCGAGAGATATCGAGGTGCGTGAAGAAGTGGTCACTTACAAGGGTAGAACATATCCAAGGCAGCCAGTCGTGTTCGGGCTCGACGTGATCGAAGAGGGTTTCGGTTTCACCAAGGAGTTTTAAAAAAAATAATAACCAATAGTAATATGAGCTCGACTGTCCGAGAATTTGTCCGTCAATCTGGCGTAGACGTTCAAAGTTCGAACTCCAATTCAAACGATGACAATTTTGCGAGAGAACTCGAAGAGACCATGCTTAGAAGTGAGCGTGAACGTGCTGCGGGATTCCGCACCCCACAACGACGACCAGTCAGAGTGGTACCTCGTCAAGTACAGATCCCTGAACGCCTTCAGAGGAACCTGGTCAACAACCGAACCTATGAAGGTGCGTTCAAAGAGTTTGAAAACAACTCCCCATTAGACGGGGAGTTTGATGATCTGAACGCGAACACCCAAAAAATGATAAACAATATAGCGCGTGAATTTGATGAGCCTCCTCTTGGGAACACCCCACTTGAGATAAGTAAATTGAACCCCGGTATGTTTAATGCTACAGTCGATTCTGGTTTTGGGCAGAAGGATGTCCTCGTAAAAATTAGTAACATACTCATGAAAACCCCTCGATCCAATACACCCATTGGTGAGGGTCTTTATGTAGACACTGTGGAGATAAAGGGTATTTATGGTCAATTTACGACGGGTTTCTCACATACGAGAGAAGCTGGTCCTAAGGGAGATATCAACAAGAATTTTTTCACTGCACAGCTGATGCTCACCTTAAGTAATGGAATTGAAAGTAAAGGTGCTACGGTGAACTTTTACAGGAATGGTAAGATTCGATTCTCGGGTGGATTTGTAGGAACTAACATTGAGAATCAACCTGAACTCATTCGTAGATATGTCGTCGACATGTATACCGATAAACAACCTTTTTTCTACAACCCATTCACATATAACAATTTGAGTGGACAGTTTAGGGTTAATGGATTTTTCAGAAGTTTACCCGAGATTGCGAGAAATGCCATGAAGTATGGTATGTCGAGGGTTAACTACGAACCGGAACTTTCACCATTTCTTTATGCTTACTTTGGGGAGAATAAGTATATACTATCCACGAGTGGTAACATTCAGATATCTGGTGCGAAAAATCCCGGTGATATGGCGAGGGCTTACGACTTTGGGAAGAAGTTTGTTCGGGATCTTTATTCCGATAATCAAATTAACGTGACTGGTGTATTCGATAAGGGTGTAAAGCTCAAAGCGAAGCCCAAAGCGAAGCCCAAAGCGAAGCCCAAAGCGAAGTCCCCACCCAAAACTAAAAGGATATACGTTAAACGGGTACTCACGGTGAACCAGGCTAATGCGGTGATGATTGATGGGAAGATATGTGCGCGAATGAAGAAGCCAGAACTCTTAGATTTCGCGCGTCGGATGGGTGTTGTAAACTTTAGAACTAAACTCCAAGATGGTTCTCGAGCCGCAACCAAAGATGAGATTTGTGTTCGAATTAAGAATAAGACTGGTAAGAAGAATGTAACGTTCAAGAACAAGAACAAGAATGTTCCACTCACAGGCTCCAATAAGACATTCAAGGTTGGTCGAAAGACCTGTGGGGACATGACAAAAGGTGAACTTATTCGCATCGCTGCGATCCTCAATATCATTGTCGATAAGAAGGAAACCAAGGTTGACATATGTAAAAAGATTGAGATGGTACGAAACCGTTTGAACATACCTAAAACGCCACCCCCCCCTAAACGCACGAAGATGGCGATGCGTAAAAATGAAGCGGCTGCTAAGCGCAACGTGAAGAAGACTGAAACTACGAAGAAGAGAGGTCTGGACGAGAACTCCATCCGCAAAGATATCATTAAACTTTATGGGGTCACATGGTTGAATAGGTATAAACCAAACCTTAACCAAGATGTGAGGAACATAAAGTCGGCTCTCAACCTCGTCAATAAGAAAAATGCGTCCGGTGTCGTATTCAAACGTGACGCGGATGCGGTCAAGAAGGCGGTCGTCAGTCAATGGAAAAGGGATCGACGACGCGAACTTGAGAAGAAATACCTAATGAACAATATAAATGTGACGGGTATCGCATTTAACTTGAAAAATGAATACAAGCGTGCGGCGGCTAACTATATCATGACGAATTTAGTAAACCAGAAGAAAAAGCCAACGGATAAGAGAATGGCTGCGTACAGGAAATATTGGTTAAAGTTCAGAGCTAATATGAATAATAATGGGAATTCTAAGGGAATTAACCGGACGGCTCGAGCTCGGGTTGAGAAAATATAATCATGGGGTCATGGTCGATGACGATACACGTGATTGGGGAACACCTGTGAATTCATGGCTTCATATGGCACGAGAAGAGTTCCTAGATGCTATGATTTATGTCGCAGCCGACTATATTCGAGTAAGTGGTCTAAAACGTGATGAGAGTGAAGAGGATGATAACAAACTCATCATGCATGTGATTGATCATTATAACGATATAGATAGTGCCAAGCACAAAAGCATTTTGTGGAATATATTTAACATATTGAACGCTATTAGTCCGTAATTTTGGTATTTACGAGTTTGTTTGGTTCTGCAATTTGTTTTAAATGAATGGTATGATACGAAAAGTTATATTTTGGGAATGTTTCTTTAATTTTATTAGATAATGTAATAGCTTGAACTAATTCAGTCACACCCGTAGACACCGATGATTTTTCATACCCCAGAAATCGATCCTCCATCTCAACAAATTTTTTTAAATCCTCATTACTCGAACCACCGATACGCATGAGGTCATATGTATCTTTTGAAATTCCATTACTTATATGAAAATTTGTTGACTTGTCAACTTCATCCGTTACTTTTCTTTTTTCATATAATATAAATAAAACGATAACAGCTATTATCACGTACAGCATTACATACATATCAGATTAATTTTGAGAGATCACTAATCTTATGAAGAATGTTGAAAAGCTGATTGTGTGAGGTTACGTCACCCGGTTTGATGATCTCCAATTCAATTTGATAGGATGATGCGTCCTCTGCGTCCATATCGACAGTATCTCCTGTTGAAATAGTCATATCGATACTCAGGTTCTTGCGAATGAAAGAGTGACGAAACTTATTTCTTTTGCGATCCATCTCATATTGTCCGATCGTTGGGATCTCTCTGGAAATACTGAATCTAACATCGAGGGGTTCGCATTTGAAGTCCTCTTTGGCGACTTTAATCTTTTGGATCATCGTCTGTTCACTGGTATCCTCGTTTGATGAAATACGAACACCGTTTGTGTCGTCGTAATACACATCAGATGATATCGTCTTTACACTCTCCCACCCATTGTATTTCTTCAATCCTTTCAATACGCGTTCGAATGTTTCTTTCCCAACATTCGTGTCGAAGAGAGAGCCGTTGTGTTTACCGAGACGTATCTCGACTTCGATGTGTTCCTCATTCTTATGAGTTTCGAACACGGTGTTGACTTTATCGATGATAGATTGGATATCCATTTTTTCTTAACATTTACATATCGCGCCTTTTACTTAAGCCTTTTTTGTTCATCAAGTTTAATGAAAGGTTTCCAAAATCATGGAAACACTTGCTATTTTAATACAGCAATTCAATGTCTGATGCACATCCCATCTCTGACGAATTACTTTCTTAAAAATCCATATAAAGGTGAGTGTGCCTTTACTCGAGCATATTCCGATTTGGTGAAAGTGTATTGGACGAAAGGACATGAGTCAGTCACGATATCATCACTCCTTGAACACTTTAGAGTCTCATTTCCTCGTTTTCGGGTGAATGAACAACATGATATTCAGGAGGCTGTATTGTGTATCATAGATATCCTCGAAACAGCGATACCTGAGATCAAGCAATGGTTATATGGGAAAAAGATACAAGAAACTATTTGGCCGGGTGGAAAGTCATCGAATGAAGAAGATTTTAGTATTCATTTGATAACCTCCCATGGAAAAGATATGCGTCAGATGCTCGCGAAGAGTACGGATTGGAATGTGATCGAGAATTTCGAAGATACGGGGGGTAAGGTTCATCATTTGGCGACTACGAGGATGTTATTTTCTAAACTCCCCAAAGTTTTGATGATTTCCTTCGATACAAAAAGTCATATTCAAATAATTGAAAACATACGCATCAATGAATCTGAATACAACTTAATAGCGAGTGCTGTTCATCTCGGACACCAGCATGATGGTCATTATGTGAGTATGATAAAGAGAAAGAATAAATGGTTCTTAATTGATGATGATAGTATTAATGAATGTGAGCTACCGGGGGAGACTGGATATTATTTCATGGTATACAATCTAAAAACTCCTTCATCTGAATGTTCTCCTTGATGTTCACGATCGTTCGATAAAACGTTCGACGATTATTGGGGTATGTTTTATCCCTCCGTCTCTTGATCGGTTTCCACCACATGGGTTCGTCCCATGTAATGTACATACATTCTACGATGGCTCCATCCTCGAACCAAGGTTCATCGGCAATCCTATTTAACGGGATTTCACCCTCAAAGTACAACTTCCCCTTCTCTTGTACGTATAGTCTCCAAGCTAATGGACCGGGTGTAAGCCCAGGCATCTCCCTCGTCGGTTCCTTTTTCATGAGGAAGTCCACAGTATTCTTCTGTTGCGGTTTCCATTTGAACATCGTCTCATGCGTTCCTATTCTCACCGGTTCATTCACGGGTGTGAATACGAGTCCATCTGTTTCTTGATTCACTGTCGGTAGGTGTTCGTCGAGAAACTCTCTAAATTTATCCATCGCGTAAAACGTCTTCAACTTGAGGCGGTATTTATCCATTTTCATGTAAATGATAGGTTGGATAACACTCAACGCAAAACCGAGGCGTTGTAATAAATCAAGATCCCAAACAGATTTACCGGCTACACGGACGGCATCGTACACCATGAGTGTATTTTCATACAGTTCCCCATCCAATATGGTTCCATCATACACACTCTTCTTCATATTGATCGAAACTTCAAACATATCAAACGCTCTATTCACGAAGATACACTTTTTTCTCCCTTCAAATAGTAAGGCAACCATCATGTATCTTTCACCATCTGTTTTCTCACATACAACATAATTCCCTTTTTTTAAAACTGGAAAGTGTTTATATTCGATGGATATAGGTTGGGGACCCGGGAAATAATCCTTACTCCCCCAAGTAGTGTGTATAAAATCCACAACACATTTATAAAGGGGGGATTCCGACTTTATAGACATATGTATTATTATGATAGAAACTTTAATTTACTTTTACACCCGCCGCGTTAAGAATGTTACTCACACATTCATGTGTATACGTCATCGTTAACTTAGCTGCTGTAAACGCGTAAATTCGAACACCTTGTTCCTTAAATTTCTCAAACATTTTAGGATAAATTTTATAGCTACCACTCTTTTTGTCCTTGATGGTCTTCATAACATTCTTAGTGTTCATGATCCATGCTCGAGCTTGAGTGGATGTTACTCGATAAATAGTATCAGAAATCTTCATTCCAACATCTGTGTCGAAATTGAGTCCCATTTGCGATACGGGTTCAGTAGAACCTTCTTTGACTTTCGTTTTAAAAAGAGTCCAATCAATTCCATTATTTACACCGGGAAAAACCAAACACCCAACGTTTTCATGTTTTTCGAAAATTTGATTGATAGAGTCATCATCCAAACTGATACCAAAATCAATAAAAACGATACGCTCATGCGTTTTCATATATTTCTGAACAGCATCAGCTTTGTCGTACGGGTCATCGTTTACGTATACGATTTGATTATCAGTACCACTCTTTAGACACTTCACATTAATCTTAAGAATACTATGTAAAGTTTTCACATGACACGACGCCGAGCGAGTCACTAAAATTGTAGCTATCTTCATGTGTATTCATGGCGTCTAAACCTTAAGCCTATCGTTGAGGCATCCACCGAAGGGTAAGTTTCCTACATGTCCCAGTGTTGTGTTCACATCTGCGTAAATCTTACCACCAGCTTGTTGCCATCGGCGACAGAACGCATAATCTTCAGAAAGATAACGACGATTTACGGGATCAATCATACAGTCAAATGCGGCGTGATAGTTTTCAAAGTCCCTGTTTTGGTGATCGTTCTTACACCACAATTCGGGAAACTTTTCCTCGAGTGTCTTGAACACGGAACGTTTGATCATCATGAATCCAGTCGGTCCATCCAGAATTTCTATAAAACCATTCACGACTGGTCTATTTTGAGCGCCAAAGTTGATCACGAGACTGGAAGAGAGCATGGACATATCGCGTTCGTCACCCCTCTTGACGGCATCCACAGCTTGATCCCACATCACAACCTTTTTAGGGTAACACGCCACAGAGATGTCATGACCTGATTTGAAGAGACGCACGACGGATTCTGGGTCGAAGTGAACATCGGCATCTATGAACATGAAATAATCACAATCTGTCTTTTGCATGAAACGACCAACAGATACGTTGCGGGCGCGGTGGACGAGAGATTCGTTTTCAGTCGTGTCGATATACAACTGTATACCTTCTTTTATTAAGAGGAGCTGAAGCTTAATGATACTCGTCATGTACTTTTCTAAGCACAAACCACCGTAGCATGGTGTTGAGAGGAACAACTTCGCCATTTAAGTACTATTACAATTTCTGCTCTAAGTGTTTTTTTATGATTAACTCTATTTTGTTTAGTGTTGGAACAGACACAGAACATTTTTCACACAATATATTCTTTTTCACCTTCCCCCCCATCACTATATAAATGATCGCAGACGCGACACTGTTTGGTGTCTTACTCATCAAATCCACACAGTCATCAATTTTGTTACACATTTTGTTACACTGCAATCTCTCTTCGCGGGTCACCTCGAAAGAATTCAATAATCGGTTCATCACATCGAATGATTTCGTCACGTAATTCTTCTCGGTCATACCCATTATCGCTTCTTTGAATATCTGCGTCGTACGACTGATATCCTTAGATTGGATACCAAACATATCGGCAATTTCCTTCGTCGTTCTGGGGTGCTGTGCGAGACGACATGCGTACAAAACACAATTGGCTTTGATACCCAAACGCACCGCTCCTCGTGTCAACTTTTCCTCGTTAAATTTTTTATACATCATCTTCGCATCTTTGAGAATTGTTTCTGGTAGAGTGTGGCATGCCTCATCGATATCCTTGTACGCATGGAAGAGTGACCGATCCTTGTGATTCATGGACATATGAAAATTAATCTTCGCCATACGCTTATTCTCATACGTTGATGAATATTGTGTGGAGATGACCGTCCCCTTCCCCCAATGTTGGGAAAAGAGTTCGGGGTTTGGATTTGGATTCCCACACCTCGATGGGTCATTCACCTTTCCGTCATCGTTCATCCCACTCGTCCACTCCGCGGTATCATCAATAAAATAGGAGTCCACGAGACCACACTCCGAACATGTGGGTAATCCTTCCCTGGTAATAAGTTTAATTCCTAAACATTCGCGACAAATATGGGTATTCGCAGGCTTTTCATCAATTTTTTTAGGTAATAGGGTGTCTACTTGAGACCATATAGTTGCTAGCATTGCTTTTGGTCTCACCGAACCTTTTATTTATTTATCTATGACGCATTACCACTTAGGCGTTTGACGCGATTTTCGATTAAATCGATTGTTTCCTTGAAACTCCTGGCTCCCGATGTAGATGGGTTCCATTCATTCCATTCTTTATCGATCGATGCGTAGTCGGGGGGTACTATGCTTTGTCCTTCAACTTCTGCGTCTGGAACTATAAAATCCGCCATTTCAGAGTCCGTTTCACTTTCACTTGATGGGAAGTGGATCTCGCTATCACTGTCTTCGATATCAATTTCGGAATAAAAGGAAAACATGTCCACGTCGACCCGTTTCATCTCCAAGTCTTCGAACGTCGTTCCATGGGGATAATGTTCCATGAGACTGTCGTAAGGGGCTGGACACATTTCACTCTCATCCAATTTGTATACACATGCGGATTTGTACAGTGATTCCGTTGGATTAAGGTAGTGAAGACCGAGTGTTCTACCGGTGTTCATGGCGACAACCGCGTACATCTCATCTTCGACACCATCTTCGTTCACTAAAACTTTTACTATATCGTCCTGAATTATTTCAGAGGGCACAATCATGCTTAGAGTTTTCAAACAAAAAATAATCACAGATAATAATACAGATGAAAGTTACGATTTATTCAAAAGAGGGGTGTCAATATTGTGATCATGCGGTTACGTTATGTGAAAGTGAAGGTTTTGAGTTTGAGAAGGTCATGATCGATAAAGATAAATTGAAGGAGAAATGTGGTGATTCAATTTTAACATACCCCCAAATATTTATTGACGATCGTCGTGTCGGAAACTATTTTGAATTTCAAGACTATGTGGAAGGTGAATACGAACCGATATTAGCTCCGACATTGAATCGATTTACTGTATTCCCACTGAAACACCCACATCTTTGGGAACTTTACAAAAAGGCTCAAATGTCCAATTGGACAGCCGAAGAAATCGATTTTTCTAAAGATATTGAAGACTGGAAAAACCTAAACAATAACGAACAAAAATTCATTAAATACATCCTCGCTTTTTTCGCAGGTTCTGATGGTATTGTGTTTGAAAATATCAACAATAATTTTGCGGGTGAGGTACAGATAGCAGAGGCTCGGTCTTTTTATGCGTACCAGTCTCATAATGAAATGGTGCACGGTGAAACCTATTCCAAATTGATCGATAAATACATCAAGGATGATGTCGAGAAGAAAGAACTCTTCGAAGCCATCCAAACTATTCCGTGTATTCAGAATAAGGCAAATTGGGCTATGAAATGGTTCGACACAAAATCCAGATCCTTCGCGGAACGTCTATTCGCATTCGCGTGTGTGGAGGGTATCTTCTTCTCGGGAAGTTTCTGTGCTCTATTTTGGTTGAAAAAGAGGGGTCTCATGCCCGGTCTCTGTTTTAGCAACGAGCTCATCTCCCGGGATGAGGGTCTTCATCAGGAATTCGCGGTTGAATTATTCAAAATGCTTCGAAACAAACCAACAACTGAAATTATTCATTCTATCGTGAAGGAGGCTGTCGCGATTGAAAAGAATTTCATCATCGACGCACTCCCATGTAATCTCATCGGTATGAACTCTGAAAAAATGTCTGAGTACATCGAATATGTGTCTGATCGCCTTCTCAAACAAATTGGGCAACCACCGATTTGGGGATCCAAGAATCCTTTTGACTTTATGGAAAATATAAGTCTCGATGGGAAAACGAACTTTTTTGAAAAGAGGGTGGGTGATTATGGTAAGATGGATGATGATTCTAATACTATCACATTTGATGAAGAGTTTTAATTAAATAAACCACCGTCTACACCAATTTCAAATGATTCCAAAACCTTTCCGGTATCAACCTTGGGGATTTCGGGTTCTTTGAATTTGGGCTTTGGGGATGGAGCTTCCGACATGGGTGGTACTACGACCTTTGTACCAACCGCCCTCGCCCGATTACGCGAACCACATGCACATGGCTTTTCCTTCTTTATGTTCATCATACCCCATACGACGAACATGAACACGATCGAGTGAACGACGAGACCAAAGGCGGTGGGACAGCCGTTTGGTGAAGCGATGTTCGAACCCAGGATTCCCCTGACGAATCGAAAGGTCATGGGGTTGGCGATCACATAGAATGTGAGCGCCGAAATAATGGAGATTACAAATTTATCTTGTTGCTTTTTACCCTTGCATCCACAGCCACAGTCCTTAAAGAAACCCATGATTAGTTATAATATATGTCAAGAAAAAAAGTTACTTAAAGTTGAATCACCTTGTAAAGATATAACCAACAAACAATGTCGCTCTCTATCAAACAAGCTTCCGAATTTTCTTCCACTTCCGTGCAATTCTCGAAACTTCGTAAAAACAAAAATGGCGGTAAAGCCGTCTATCTCAACGCGGGCGACAACAAAAAATTATACATTCAACTCCCCTTCATGCGATCTCCTTACGGTCTGAGCGCTTACACTGATGAAGCCACTGGACGCACCTCTTACTCTCTCGATCTTTCATTTGATCCAGACAATGCCGATGCGATGGAACTTCATAAGAAGCTCAGTGAACTCGACGATATCATCGTGAACACCGTCGCTGCGAATGCGAAGGAATGGCTTGGTAAGGAGTTTAACGTCGCTGTACTCAAGGAAGCCCTCTACAAACCCATGGTTCGCCCAGGGAAGGAGCAGTACCCAGCTACCCTCAAGCTTAAGGTTCTCACCAAGGCTGATGGTTCATTCGTTCCTGAGTGCTACACCATGAACCGTGAAAGCGTCGCACTCGATACTGTCGAGAAGGGTCAGAAGTGTATGGCGATCATCGACCTCAACCAGATTTGGTTTATCGACAACAAGTTTGGTGTGACTATCCGCCTCCAACAGGTTCTCTTTGAGAAATCCGCTAAGCTTCCTTCCTTCGCTTTCCAGGGTCTTGACCCCCCGGGCGATGAAATCGAGGAAGATGATGAAGACGACGAAGTTGATGAACAATAATTACATATTATATACACTTTGAAAAATCCATATTGGTAAGAAGAGAAAATCTTCTTACCAATAAGTAAGAATGTCTAATAAGAATATAGAGAGTAACTTGAAAAAATTACTCAAGGGAGAGAAGGCTTGTGTACCAGAACACTTTTTGAAAGTTCCCAGTTACAACTCACCTACCCTTCGTGTCGGTAAGGGTAAGCTACTAAGTGAGGGTGCATCTGGCAAGACGTACCGTGGAAGTATTAACGATAATGGTCGTAGGTATGTCGCGTACAAGGAGATAGATACGTCAAAATCCGTTGATGGTGCGTTTGAATTTGAATTCAAAGTGGCCCAAAAATTGAAAGAGTTTGCAGTACCAGAGATGTACCTATTTAAGAAGTGTCCCATTCAAAAGACCAAACCCAAAGGAATACGTCTCGGAGTAACACCTGGTTCCAAGATGGGTCATTTTGTGTATCCAACACAACGCGCCAAACCTAAGGATATTCTTTATATGGAACTTCTTAATGGTAAGTCGTTTAATTCGTGGTGGCAAACCAACCCATCTCTTGATGCGATAAAGTCTGTGATGATTCAGGTTTTCGATAATATCTACCTAATTAGTGAAAAATACCCAGACTTCCGTCACCGTGATTTACATGGAGGTAATGTGATGGTTGACCCAAGCGATCTCACCACCCAATACACATGGGTAGTCAACGGCAAACTGTATAAGTGTACAAATGCTGGTGTGACTGCTAACATCATTGATTTTGGTCTGTCTTACTGGTCCAATCGTATGCCAAACCCAGAAACGTCTCGTGGTGGGTATGAGCACGTGGGTATATATAGGGACACTCCAGGTACACGTTTCTACGATATTCACACTTTCCTGTATATCATTTACGCTAAGGTGAGACAACCAGAGAATGTTAAGGAACGAGCTATTAAAAATTTCATTGAAGAACTCATACCTGACAAAGAGTTCCTCGAGTACACTGGAAAATATACCAAAAATGGACGTCTGGTTATGCCTGGTCATCGCGATGATTTGAACACTTTTAAAGTTCAACAAAACATTCCCTCCTTCAAGGTCATTTTGACTCACCCATTCTTAACTGGTGAGGATAAACCAAATCAACCAAAGACTCTCGCGGAAACTCTTAAAATGATTCCTAAGGCTAAGACCCCCCCTAAAGTCAAGACCCCTAAGGACAAAACTAAGACTCCCAGTCCCACACTTTCAACTGCGAATAGGAAAAAGGCTATGAACAATATGATTAAGAAAGCTGCTGCTGTATTGGCGGCTAAACCCAAAGCCAAACCAGTTTTGAGAAGACCTGGTGTTGCGCGCCCAAACCCGGTCCCTGAGAGTCCCAAAGCACCTTATGGAGTGATGTCCCCTTCGAATCTGATGAATCTCGCAAAGAAGATCGAGAGTGGAAGGAAGAAGGCGGCGAATAAGTTAAATGCTAAGATCCAAGCCATCAAGGACACCAAGGGTAAGACCCCCACACCCGTTCGTCTTAAGGAGAAGTTATTTTTCGTTGACCTAAAGGGTAAGAAGCGTGAATTTGTGAGGAAGGCTGCGTACTATAAGGCTTTGGAAAAGAACAAGGCTGCGAGAGAAGAGGTAGCTCGACAAAATTCCATGTTCGGACCCCGCCCCAAGACTCATCCCAAGTTCCGTATCGCGATAAATAAGTACGTGAACAGTCTGACAAATGATGAACGCAATGTGCTCAAAAAGAAGATATGTAATTAAATAATATCAAAGTATCATAAATGTTACTCACTGGTATACTCTCGATCATAAATGCGTTTATTCTCTTGAGTACCGGTAAAAAACCTGTGGCGACGGGTGAAAAATGGACTGTTTACGGAACCATGAACTGTGGATGGACTCGTAAACAATTAGAATATATGAAGAATAAGGGTAAAAACGTGAAATTCATTGATTGCAGTTCACAAAAGTGTGCCGGTATCAATGGATACCCAACTATTATTCATCCAGATGGTAGACAAACTGCGGGTTATGTGGAAGTTTAACGATCAAGACCGCTGATTACTCGGAGAGAAATAGAGAGGATGAAAGCATCGAGCATAGTGTTGATGGGTTTGAGAACAGTGATGTGCTTCACCAAAGAGCTGTTCCACACGATACGGAGAACGAACGTACTGATGAGAATAGAAACCACGAAGATGAGAAGTTCGCGGATCATATCAGACTTATTTTCAGATTTAAGGATATTACCAAACATTTATTACATACTGATATTTTTTTCTTCGTATATTACAGATGTCTAAAACTAATGAACTCCCCCTGAGTGGGTCGGAGAGTAAATTTACAAACCGTCGCTGGGGATCTGGTAAGGGTATTACAAGTAATAATTGTTATGCGTATGCGGTAGGTAGCTATGAAGCCTATCGATGGCAAAAATCAGTACCAGGTGACCGTTCCGGCCTGTCGAATCTCCCACATAATTATACAAAATGCGACGATCTCCCAAGGCGCGTTATTTCAGATAACCCAAAATTGATATATAAAATCGATGGAGATAAAAAATGTAAAAAGGGGTACTACAAAATTATGATGTTTGTATCCTCTGGGAGACCCAAGAACTACATTCGCCAGGGAGACTTTCATTTCTATAAACAGCACGGTGTCGTCGAGTATAAAGTAAAACCAGGTGATACAATCAAGTCTGTTGCCACATTTTTTAAGATCCCTGAATACAGGATAAAAAAGGCGGGAAAGTTCATTGTTGGAAACCGTATAGTGTTTAACGCTAACGTGTTCAGTCATAAGCGTGGATGGGCTACCGGTCCATTACTCGGTGACGCCAATGGTAAGGTGATTACAGATCCTCGTAAGGCTTCTAAAAAGTATGATGAATTAAACTATGATAAGTATTGTAGTTCATTCTGTGTTAAAGATCGAGGAATCAAAGTCGGAAAGAGATAGTCCAAGGTCTGATAAGATACTATTTAGATCCAATACACTATCCGCGTCAAAGGATACATCAAATAAATCCAATACAGAGAGTATTGATTCATTATTCAAGGAGACAACATTCGATGCTTGGCTGTAGTTATTATGTATCGTAACCTCAACCTTGAACTGAGAAACATCGAATATTCGTCTACAGGTGGGGCATGTGTTTTTACCCTGTGCCCTCCACCTCTCAAGACAGTGTGTGTGAAATATATGCCCACAGCGAATCGACGGATTATTCCTCGTCGACCTGACATCAGCTAGACATATAGAACACGTGGACATTCTTAGAGTACGAGTGTAAAGTTTTTTTCATCATTTAGCTCACCTAATAAATATCGGGAACTGCGAGAAGTGGTTTATCACAAGTCTTGCAATTCTCCCTACCCTGTTGCTCTTGAACCTTGGAAAGGAGTTCGGGTCCCTGCTTCTGGAGAAGCTGCCTATAAGAATAGTTATCCTCGAACTTGATACCATTTTGCTTCATCACATAGTTATTAAACAGTTGCGCTGACGAATTAATCGTGAAACAGCGCCCATCAGCCATGCCAAGTCGTTGAGACATCTTTATTACTATAAATTTAGAAATTAATTTGTCTGTTGGTGATCGTTTTGACCCATGATTCAAAACCCTTTTCCTTTAGGTGCTTAACGAAAGGGTCACATCTGTATCCCAAAAATATATCAAAGACATCAGTCTCGTCTGTGCGAGATACCCTAATTTCGTCATTTTCGTTTATATGTTGATTGATGATGTTATAAGCGAATGCGATCTCCTTGAGGGTCTCCGCACCTGTGATGATAATCTTCCCTGTGCTGAATATACTACACGTAATCTCCTTCATGTCGTGAGCAGGTTTGAACTTAATCTTTACAGCTGAATATCTATCAGGTTCAAATGATACTTTGAAAATGTCGCTGTACCTCTCAAACCAGTTGGTAACTTTGATGAGATTGACGTTATGGTTGAGACTGAAGTTTGAATTGATCATCACAATTCTGAACGAATCGAGTGGTATGGTCACATCCAAATTGAGGAAAGTCTTAAATATGTACACGAGTTGGGTGATGATGCGCTTACAGTCAAAGATATCGCAACACCCAGCGACTTGGATACTCCCATTTGGAAAAACCTTCACAGACTTGGTGCTGTATGAATCATGATACGTCAACGTAACCTGGTTGTAAAAGGTTGTCGGTTTGAGCTTCCATTCAAAACCATTCGATGTCTCCAACCCCGGACTACACCTCTTCATCCTATACGTTCCGATGTCTTCGAATATGGATCTGAGACGCTTTATATCAATCTTTTGGATAAAATTCGAAATCATCGTGATCGTAGTGATTTTAATCCATGATGGTCTCAGTTCATCTGGTAAGGCATTTCTAAACTCATCTATCGTGAGTAGATAGGAAAACGAATTGTTGGCGATACTCGTGTACATTAGTTCATAAAGTTACGTAGAGAAGTTGGCTCACTTAGGTGTTTAAAGAGAATATTCTTTATACTCGTATATGACCTCCTTCTTTAAATCTGCAAAAGTTGTACATGATGTAGACTCTGACCTCACTTACGTTGAAATTGTGTATGAATCCTTTGTTCACGGTAAAGGATACGAGACTTTTACAGATTATATGAACACGGAGCCTCTGGTGGAGTGGGAACTTTTAGAGACTAAAAAACAAACTATTACGTACATCAAGTTTTTAGAAATTATGGTTACTAAAACGATCGAGGTGAGGCAGCGGATGGCTGAATTGGCTCTCGAGAATATCCTATCCTATAAACGAGACATCAGAGTGTACATCCGCCTCGCACATACGACTAAAATTTTAGATCCCAGCTTCCAGCCACCCATTATTAACATGAAGAGTGCTTGGCAGAGAGAGTATATCATTGAATTGTGTAAAAAGTGTATCAATCATTCTATCGAAGAGTGTACAAAGTTGGATCGTCTCGAATATTTCACAGACGTTTTGAGTATAATAGAACGAGAATTATAGACGCTGAGATGATCGCGATACCACCGTAAGGGATCCACGATTCCTTTGCGACACCAACCTTTACAGTCTTAGGGGGTCCACAAGTGAAACCGGGATCAATATTCCGTCTGGGATGGATCGCACTGAACGTAGTCGAAGGACCCTTAGCCGTTTCACATAACGCATAACTACAATACACACTCTCATCGGCTCCAACAATACCACTTACCGGTGAAGGTTTGGAAAAAGAATCAAAATCACCACTTTGTCTCACACCACCTGGAAGGGAAAAATCGTGTGTGACAAATGGATTGACATCATTTATCGCATCTTCGTCATTGAGCATAAACTTACTCATAATTACTATTACTTCAGATTATATTTTTTATCCTTCATTTTGAATCGGTGGGTTTCCCACATCATATCCAGGTCAACATTCAACATGTCAGCCAGTTGGAACAGGTAACTAAACACATCACCCATCTCCATCATCACATCCGTTCCTCTATCCTTTTTCAGATTCGTCTTCTTGTACATTTTTTTGTACTGTCGAATAGCCGAGGCGAGTTCACCAACTTCTTCTGAGAGTAAGAGCCATACCGTATCCACTGGGGCGCGATCCCACCCCTTAGATTTACAAACTTTTTTCGTTTCATCTCTGTAATAATTGAGACTCATCCCACTTACTCTTTCTTGTTTGTTACTCTTTAATTGATACCAATCTTGTTGTTGTATCCCAACTTTTTGCCAGCCGTACTTGTATTCATGGGCTGATCGAGAGGTATACTCGTGGTATCTATGTCTTTCACGTAAGCGATGTATTGGGAAACACCCGTCTGAATCTGGGACAGTGCGGTTTCGATCACACGAGCATTCATGAGTTTCACCTGTTTGTTAACATCCTTTTGATGGTCACCAGAGTTATTGATGAAGACGACACGCATGATACCGTAGAGATCATCAGGGTTTTGGTAATCGATGGATATACCAGTACGATCCTTAAATGCCTGACGAATTCCACGCTGAAGAATATTTTTGTTAAATTCCGAAAAAAAGAGTGTATTTAATGGTGTCTCACACTGCTTCATCGAATTCAAGTGAAGATTACTCATTTAATATACTGCTCGAAAAAAAAACTGTGTAAATAGTAAATGACGAAGTACGCTGAGTTTGATAAAGCGTACAGCAAAGGTCCCGACACGATCGACATGATACCATGCGACGCACCATCCTGCTTCATCGGCTCGTATGCTCCAGTAGCCAAGGCTGGTGAGGAAGGACCCTTCTACGTAAACACGTATCTTCTCCAACCCGACCGTAGAATGGAAACACTCGGAACTGCCACCGTCCGTAGTTCGGATTTGAGCTGTAAGAAGTAAGTTAAAAATAAAACTGGAACTTCATGTATATATGAGGGTCATTAAACGCTCAGGTCGTATTGAGGATATGAAATTTGACAATGTCACCAATAGGATCAAGAATTTAACATATGGGCTTTCTGAAAAATGCGACTCCTCTAAAGTTGCGCAGCAAGTCTTCTCGTCTATGTACGATAACATCACCACCCAAGAAATCGATACCCTCTCCGCTGAAATCTGTGTCGGTATGATCACTTCCGAACCAGATTATGAAGTTCTCGCCACTCGTATTATCGCGAGTAACATTCAAAAAGTGTGTCCCAACAATTTCCATCTCGCCATGAAGAAACTTCAGAAGGCTGATGTCGTCACAGATGAAGTCGTCGAAGTCGCTCAACAGGTGAAGGATGAAATCAAAAATGATAGGGACTTCGACTTTGGGTATTTTGGTCTCAAGACCCTCGAAAAAGGGTATCTCCAGCGTGTCGATGGGAAATTGATCGAAACACCTCAATACATGTTCATGCGTGTCTCCATCGGTATTCATGGGAAGGATATCCCCGCTGTTCTGGAAACGTACGATAAGATGTCCCAAGGGTTTTTTATCCATGCAACACCCACCCTCTTCAATGCTGGTACACACAGACCACAGATGTCTTCATGCTTCTTGATCGCCGCCAAAGAAGACTCCATAAACGGAATCTACGGAACCCTCACGGAATGTGCACAAATTAGTAAATGGGCTGGAGGTATCGGGATGCATATCCATGATATCCGAGCGAATAAGTCTCGTATTCGAGGAACCAATGGTCAATCAGACGGTATCATCCCAATGCTTCGAGTGTTCAACGCCACAGCACGATACGTGAACCAGGCTGGTCGTCGCAAGGGTTCGATCGCAGTGTATATGGAACCATGGCACGCGGACATCATGGACTTCCTGGAAATTCGTCTCAATCAAGGTGATGAAGAGGCACGTTGCCGTGATCTCTTCTCAGCCATGTGGATCCCTGATCTCTTCATGAAGAGGGTTGAAGATGGTGGTAACTGGTCCCTCTTCTGTCCCGATACTGCAAAGGGTCTCTCTGATGTATATGGTAAGGAGTTTGACGAACTGTACACCAGGTACGAAGAAGAGGGTCTCGCCAGTGCGACCGTTCCAGCGGCTGATGTGTGGAAAGCAATTCTGAAGTCTCAAACAGAGACTGGTACCCCTTATATGCTCTACAAGGATGCCTGTAACGCCAAGAGTAACCAAAAGAATTTGGGTGTGATCAAGAGTTCTAATTTGTGTACTGAGATTATAGAGTACACGAATAAGGATGAGACTTCCGTCTGCAACCTCGCCTCCATCGCACTCCCCAAGTATGTGAACAAGGAGACGAAGACGTTCGATTACGAGAAGCTCCATGAGGTAACCAAGACAGTCACGAAGAATCTCAATCGTGTCATTGATCGAAACTTCTACCCCGTGGACACTGCGAGGCATTCCAACATGAAGCATCGCCCTATCGGTATGGGTGTCCAAGGTCTCGCGGATGTATTCATTCTCTGCGGTCTCCCCTTCGATTGCGAAGAGTCTCGTCTCATGAACGCACACATCTTCGAGACTATGTACCACGCGGCGCTCGAGGCATCTTCAGAATTGGCTGAAGTGGATGGGTCCTATGAGAGTTTTGAGGGATCCCCAACATCCCAAGGTATCCTCCAACCCGATATGTGGGAGGGTGAGACCAAGTTCAGTGGTCGCTACGATTGGGATGCTATGCGTGAACGCGTGAAGACGAAGGGTCTTAGGAACAGTCTTCTCATGGCTCCCATGCCCACAGCCTCCACTGCCCAAATTTTGGGTAACAACGAGTGTTTCGAACCGTACACGACCAACATTTACCTGAGACGCACACTTGCTGGCGAATTTGTTGTAGTCAATAAGCACCTCGTCGATGATCTCAAGCGAGTTGGACTCTGGTCCAAAGAGATGAAGGATCTCATGGTAAAGGCTGGTGGGTCTATCCAAACTATTGTCGATATCCCAGAAGATATCAAAAAACTTTATAAAACTGTATGGGAAATCAGTCAGAAGTGTATCATCGATATGGCGGCTGACCGCGGACGATTCATCGATCAGTCCCAATCCATGAACCTTTTCATAGAGAGTCCCACGATGTCCAAGCTCTCCTCGATGCACATGTACGCATGGAAATCTGGTCTCAAGACTGGTATGTACTACCTCAGATCCAAAGCCAAATCAAGACCAATTCAGTTTAGTTTGGAACCAGATTGTGTGGCGTGTTCTGCTTAAAGTTTAGACCTAATTATAAGGTAGAAAGACATGGATAACCTTCAAATCAACCAATACAACAACCGTAAAATTGTCATCACGACCAAACAAGGAACACCGTTTCGTCTACAGTTTCCCCGTATGTACATGCCATTCGGTGTTTCTGGATTCACACCCGAGGTGGGTCCCACCAAGTATAATATTGATTTCGCAGTGAAGGGATTCGATGAAGAGGATAGTTACATGAAGGGGTTTTATGAATCTCTACGTAAGATTGAAGATACGATAATCGATTCCGTCGTAGACCAGAGTGTCGAAATTTTCGGTAAACCCATGACAAAAGATGAACTCTTACCAATGTTTAATTCAAATCTCAAAATGTCGAGTGACCGCGAACCAAAGTTTCGAGTAAAAGTGGACACGGGTATGGAAGATACCATCAAGGCTTCAGTGTATGATTCTGATAAGAATCCAATCAAGGATTTTGTATCAAACGGTCTCTACGCAAGGAATTCTGGGCACGCTATCGTTGAACTCAACAGCGTTTATTTCTTGAATAGGATGTTTGGTTGTACATGGAAATTATATCAACTCGTCGTACACGAGCCTCAAAATCTTAAAGGATTCCAATTTATTGTTTAAGCCATGGGCAACATAGGCATACGCTGACCTATACGGTTTAACCTGAAGTTTCCTCCACGGGGTCCAACCATGACGGGAGCACCACCTTGTACACCTACAGCCATCGCACCCATCTTGTTCGCAACCCTAGCCTGAGCCTGGTTCAGCTTCGCGGTTCCGAAGGAGATCGCATTCTTAGCAGCCTGGTTTATCCGGGCTTTAGCAGCACCCTTTGCCTGATTCACAGCATTTCTCGCGATGTTCTTAGCCATACCCTTCGCCTCCGCAGCGGCAGCCTTCGCCGCACCCTTTAAAGCCATTTTAGCAAACATAGCAGCCATTGTTGTTATTTATACATACTGGCTATATTTTTATTATTGGGGGGTCATATTAGGGGGTTGGTTTCCGACCTGAGACACCACATTGGTTCCCATCTGGTTCAAGAACGCAGGTGTTGGTTTGTAGTTGCGACCACTCGATGTGTTCACGTATGTCCCACCGTTCGCACCCTGCATGATACGTCGACCTTGTGTATCCAAATAATTTGTGGGAACATTCGCGTTGAACTGGAGACCCCTCGCGATGGCAACCTGCTTCGCCTTCTCGAGAGCCTGTGACTGTGCCTGTTGCACCATAGCCAACGCCTGTTCGTGCGCTGTTTGCGCCATAGCGTAGCCCTGAGACTGAGCCATTTCAGCGAGAGATTTACCGCGGGCTCTCGCCATGGCGGAGTTACCGTTTCTGGCGTTGTTGTTCACGTTGTTTTTCTTATTCGACGCATTGTTCTTCCGTGTGAGATTATTAGGCACTTGCCCCTGGTTATTGGAAGCCATTATTACTTTTTGCCAATATTTTTATTCATCATTAAAATTCTATATATTGTCTGAGCCTCCTTGAGTAATTTACCCTGTATCCTCGTAAATTCCTTGGGGTCTAATCCCTGTCTAATTTTAGCAATTTTCACAGCATCTTCCCAGCGTTTGAGAGACATTCTTACAATATGTATACAAAATTTTACTGCATCTTAGCAATCTTCTTTTCGTATTCACTCGTGCCAGCTTTAGGTTGGAGCTTGAAACCCGTCTTCTTTGGCTTGAAAACTTTCACCATAGCCTTCTTACCCTCCTTCTTCATCCTCCTGAGCGCAGCATCATGCGCCGCCTTACTCTTGATGCGTCCATCCTTACCCATCATCAAATCCTTCTTCGTGAGACCACCGGATGTTTTTTCCGCGGTGCTGTGGAAAACTTCAGCGCGAGTACCAATAGCCATTTATCTTATGCTTTGAAAATTTTTTTGATGTCCAGAATTGAAATCTTTGCCGATGTCCTGTTCACCGGGATTTGTCTCTCGATTCGTTCATCATTGAGTACTTTGGAACACACGATGGATTTATGACCCTGGAGTGCCATCATTTCTTCTTCCACACTCACAAAACGCGCACACTCTTTGTAAATTAGTTTTTTGACATAGACTGGTTTGGTCTGACCCGTCCTATGACTCCGACCAATCGCCTGGAGTTCGGTGGCTGGGTTCCATGACGGTGCTGTAATGTATACGCGAGTTGCTTCTTGGAGGTTGAGACCCTGTCCTCCAGCTTTGATTTGGATAATGAAGACAGCACCCGGGGCAGCCTTCTTGAACCCCTCAATCTGACCGACCCGCTCCTCCTTGTGGACTGACCCATCGATCCTAAAAACAGGTCTTTCCATATTCTTCTGGATGTGATTCATCTCCCCTCGGAATTGACAAAAAATGAGGGTCTTCTCACTGGGATGGGACTTGACCATCTCAAAAAGGGTCTCCATCTTGTTAGAGCGACCAACCCATTTCTCCGCTTGTGTCCCAGTCTTCTTCGCAACACCATCCAAGTATAGAGGTGGATGTATCATACACTGTCGGGCTCGAAGAAGGCACTCCAGGATGACCATATTCTTGGCATTGAGACTTTGGGCGTCTCTAAAAGCATCACGAATCGTTTCCTGTGCCTCAAGGAACATGAGTTCATACAACTGCTTCTCATCCGGGTACATCTCCAACTCTACATTCTCGAAGTAGCATGGGGGCAGACGAAGCCGCTCACTGATCTGCGACAGATCTTCCTTGGTGCGTCGAAGGATGTAGATATCCTTGATCTTGTTGGTCATCCCCTGTACAACCACCTTCGAGAGACCCAGGAATGTACAAAGAGACACGAAATCCTCTATGGAATTGAAAACTGGTGTACCAGTTACAATCCACTTGATTTGGGTCTGGAGGCGACACACACTCTTGAACAACTTGGACTTCTTGTTCCGAATCTCATGGGCTTCATCCAAGATTACACGGTCCCATTGGACCATATGAAGTGGAGTCTTGGCATCTGCTCCAGCACCCTTCGTCGTCAGTAGTGTGTATGGCGCGAGTGTCACATCAGCCTCTTTCATTTTTCGTTCTGGACCGTCAAAAACATTGATCGTCAAATTGGGAGCAAATCGGTTGATTTCTTCCGCCC